AAGTCATCGTTCATGTAAATGAATTGACCGCCATGTTCACGCGCAAAGGTCAACATTTTATTTGTGACATCGACACCGCGAATGTTGGAAAAAACTTTGCAAGGAATGTTTTGAGCGCCGGCGATTTCGTCGCCAATTGTGAAAACATTTGCCAGGGGAAAAGACATTCGAATCCAACGGATTGATTGAATCAATTCAAAATCGGATGTTCGTTTTTTATAAGGGAATACAAAAGTCATCGAACAAAAATACATAATATAATATGAACAAAGAAATTCCAACTTACGAAATATCGATTGACCTGAACGACGACGAAACAACCGTTTCTTTCAATTCACTTGTTTCGATGCCAGCGCATGAAAAAAACTTCATGACATTTGCGAAACAAGTTAAATTTGAATTTAACGACGAAGAACAAGTGATCACCGGAATCGCCATTTCGGCCGATACGCCGATATATCGATTCGACCAAGAAACCGGCGAAGAATATTATGTCGTATTCACAAAACAAGCAATCAAAGACATTATTTTTGATTATGCAAGGAAAGACAATTTTAACAACGTGAATTTAGAACACAATCCGAATCGAATCGTCAAATCAATTTTCATGATTCATTCTTACCAAATCGATAATGAAAAAGGATTCACCGCACCGGAAAGATTTAAGGACGCAAACGACGGATCGTGGATAGTATCATATAAGGTTACCGATAAGGATTTATTTCAACAAGCGAAGGACGGAATGTTCAACGGATTTAGTATTGAAGGAGTTTTCAATTTGATTGACACAAAAGAAGAACAAGAAATGTCTTTGATTTTTAACGAATTATTAAAATTAAAATTACAAATCAATGGCTGAATATAAAATGATATTAAATTCCTTGCAAAATTATGTTGCAAAAAAAAACATTGTAAAAAATGCAATGAATAAAAATGAATTCTTGGTCAAAGAAATGGACAAAATGCAATCAAAGATTGAAGCGAATGACTTGATCGTTGAAAGCAACCAATATTCGCGAAGTGAAATTAATGCTTTGAGGGAAAACGCAAATGAAATCTTGATGAATCGGTCAACGACGGCAATACAAAGAAATAAAATCAATCAATTTTTAAGACAAATCACGAACAATTAAACATAATATATTAAACACAAATAAAAATGAATAAGAATGTTAAAAAAGTAATGGACTTAATTGCTGAAATGAAACAATCATTCGCAAAAGCTTCACAAAAATTCGAGCAAGCTACTTTAATAGACGGCACAATCGTTGAATTCGAAATCTTTGAAGTTGGACAACCGCTTTTCGTAGTTACGGAAACGGAAACAATACCAGCACCGGAAGGAACGCACGCTTTGAGCGGTGACCTTGAAGGCGTTTCGGTTGTTGTTGATGCCAATGGAATCATTGTTGAAATAATTGACGAAAGAGCAATGGAAGAAGTTCCAGTTGTCGAAGAAGTTGTTGCCGAAGCAATGTCAACCGAAAAGGTTGAAAACATAATCAATGCAAAATTAGAATCATTCGCATCAAGCATCGAAGCGGTTGCCGAAATGATGAAAGTTATTGCAGACACAAACAACAATTTGTCGAATGAAATCGCGACATTGAAAGGTGAATTCGAAACCTTCAAGTCCGCACCGACAAATAACACAAATGAAGGCGAGAAATTCGCAAAAGTTGGCAACTTGACAGCCAAACAACAATGGTTAAAATATAATAAAAATAAATAAAAATGTCACTAAAAAAATACCTTAAAACATCGTTTGATTATGATGTGTCCGCATTATCGCCGTACACCGACGAAATTCGCGAAGATCTTATTGTTCGTTCGGTTACCGAAGCGGAAACATTAAGATACATTGCTATCCAACAAGGAATCAAAGGAAGCGAAGCGTTAAACTTATTAGACGATTCAATCCTTTACCAAACTGGCGATTGTACAATGACACCGAACGGTGACACCGTATTCACTCAACGTGACATATCGGTTGAAACAATTGGCTACATGAAGCAATTTTGTCAAAAAGACCTTGCCGGATTTTGGGCGCAAATCGCGTTGACACCTGGCGCAATGGCCGAAGACAAAACTTTACCTTTCGAAGCGCAAATCACTGATTATTTATTGAAGCTTCATGCAAGAGAATTAGACAAGTTAATTTGGAATGGTAATAAATTGACCGGTTCTGGAAACATGGCATTCATGAACGGATTTAGACAATTCTTAACAACGGCGAATGGTTGTGTTAACTTGAACACTTCATCAACCGCTTCGATTTCCGCTTCGAACGCTTACGATGTTTTTTATGAATGTTTCACCAACACACCGGCGAACGTTGCCGAAGGCGAAGAATTTATTTGTATGACTGGTCGTGAGAATTTCAACTTTTTATTGAAGAATTTAGTTGACTTAAATTTATATTCTTTCAATCCAGGTGAATTCGCAACAATGAACGAATTGCTTTTACCAGGTTCAAACATGCGAGTTGTTAAAGTGAACGGATTGAACGGAGTTGATAATATCTACACTGGTCGTTCATCTCACTTTGTATTCGGAACGGATTTATCTTCGGACTTCGAATCTTACGATCTTTGGTATTCTTTCGACGACGATGTGATCTACCTTCGTTCTAAATTTAGAGCTGGCGTTCAAGTACCTTTCTTGAATCAAATCGGAGTATGGAACGGAACATCTTCACCGTCTTAATTAAATAAAATATAAACCACGACGGCCGGGCAACCGGCCTTCATCAAAAAAATAAAAAAAATGAGTTTATGTGATATGATCGCCGGCTACAATGACCGGACATGTACAAACGGAAAAGGCGGAATAAAGTCGGTTTTATTGTTCCCTTTGGGAAATATAACGAATTCGAATATTCTTCCAGGATCAAACGAAGTAACTACTTTGACGGTTTCAGGTGAAACATTCCTTTACAAGTTGAAAAGCAATTTGTCTTCGTACACCGCACCAATTAAAGTTGACAAGAACAACGGAACATTGTTCTACGAACAAAGTTTGTCAATGATAATCGCGAGCGACAACAAAGAATTAAGAAGTGAAATTCACTTGCTTGCACAAAATGAAGTTGTTTGTTTGGTTGAAAATGCTGACGGAACAATTGTTGCGCTTGGATTTGGCGAAGGTCTTCAAATCGCGGATGCGAATGAATACACTTCCGGCGTTCTTAAAGGCGACCGACGAGGACATGTAATCGTTCTTAACGGAATGGAAAACGATGAAGTTCCTGATGTTGATCCGGGTATTTATGCAACATTGTTGACACAACAATCACCGGTGATTTAATAACGTTTAGTTTGGTTAATTTAAAGAGGGAAGGAAAAAATTATTTCTTTCCCTTTTTTTTTGTAATTTTAGCACTATGAAAATAAAAAAGGAATTTATCGGATCAAAATGTTGGTCACCAGTGATGTCAAGATTCTTCATTATTGAAGAAGGAAAAGAAGAACTTTATTGCAATCTTGGAATCTTTGACATTTACGAAATTGAAAAACCAAAACTAATAAAAAAAGAAAATGTTATTAATACAAAGAAACGGAACGACGCCATTAATAGTGACGGTGACGGAATTGACAACAATTGCGAATCCGAATTACCTGTTTGAGTTCATACACGAACAAAGCTTCAAGGAATACCATTGCGTTTTGAATAACATTTCAACCGCAACACCGCGATTCGATGAATTCGTTTTAATTGACGGAGTTGACGTGAATTTTGATTACAACGGATATTATATTTATAACATTTACGAACAACAATCGCCGGGAAACCTTGATCCGAACAATACCGTTTCAATGGTTGAAACCGGCCGCGCCGAAGTCATCGAACTTGATTCGCCGTCCAATGAATACGATTCACCGATTTATTTCAATATATATGAGCAATAAAATTAAAATGACTTCGCTTTCCTTCCGGAAAGAATTCATCAAGCCGGATGAAGAAAAAGACCGCGCGCTTGGATTCATCAAGTGGGGAAAGAAAAACGATTATCCTTATTTTTTAATAGACCTTTTCAACGGATCGGCTTGGCATCAAGGAATTGTCAAGACAAAAACTTTCTACATTGCCGGAAATGGCCTTGAAATTGTCACCGGTGACATGCAAGGATTCATCGAAAACCAATATTCGGCATTCGACATGAACGAAATTTCCGAACAATTGGCATTCGACTTCGAACTTTTCGGCGGTTTTGCGGTGAAAGGGACTTGGAATCGCGAAGGAACAAGAGTTGCGAAGTGGGAATATTTAGACCTGGACGCAATTAGAATGACCGAAGATGAAAGATTTTATTATTTGTCCGACGATTGGACGGCAATGTCGCAAAGTTTGGAAAAAACAAACCTTCGAATGTTTCCGGCATTGGATGAAAACAACCGAACTGGACAATTCGTAATATATTACAAAGAACCGGCAAAGAAATCAAGAAAAGAAAAAGGAATTTATCCGAAACCAACATACAACGGCGGATTGACGGCCATTCAAACGGATGTTGACATCGCGAAATTCCACATGTACGAACTTCAAAACGGATTCAAGTCCGGAACGTTGATCAACATGCCGTCCGGATTCCCCGAATCAACCGAAGAACTTCATCGAATTACGGAATCAATAAAAGGACGAACACAATCGGTTGAAGATGCCGGCGAAATAATTATCACTTTTTCCGACGGCAAAGATTTAGCGCCAACGGTTCAACAATTAAACGGAAACGACCTTGACAAACGATATGAAGTGACGGCAGCATCCGTTCAACAAAACATCTTGGTTGCGCATTCAGTTACCGCACCAACATTATTCGGAGTTATGCAACAAGGATCGTTCAACGCGGCCGAATCCGCTGACTTATTTCAAATTTTTAAAACGACTTACGTTTCTTCGCGACAAAAACGAATTGAATGGATGTTGAATTACATGGCGAAATTGGGCGGATATATTGGTTCGGTGAAATTGGTTGATGTATTGCCATTAAATTTGACACCGCCGGCCGAAGTAATTGCGCCGATTCCGGTCGCAGCTTGCAAGCAAGAATTTTCAAATGATGAAATTTCAGTATTCGAACAATTCGGCGAAAATAAAGATAATTACATTGTTTTACAAAGTAAGTCAATCGCTTGGGACACGCCGTCCGAAGAAATATTTGCGCGACAAAATATCATGTTTGAAACAATTGGCGAAATCAAAATTCAAATAAAAGATTTTGACAAGAACGTTTTGAATTTATTAAAAAACGGCGAAGATTCAACATCCATTGCGAAAGCATTGAACACAAATATCGAAGCGGTTGCGAAATCAATTAATCAATTATCAACCTGGGAACTTTACCAAAAAGGAAACACAACTGATCTTGGCGATTCTTTGTTGAAAGATATTCCAATTGAAATTTCGGAATTCGAAGTCCGTTATTCTTATCAAACAAGAACCGACGTTCCACCAGTTCAAACCGAATCACGCGAATTTTGTACGAAATTACTTTCTTTGAATAGAAGCTACACGCGACAAGACATTGATTCAATTAGTTCAAAAGTTGATCGCAATGTTTGGAATTATCGCGGTGGTTGGTACACCAATCCCGACACGCAAGCGACAACGCCTTGGTGTCGTCATGAATGGGTTCAACAATTAGTCATCAAACAAAAATAAAATTATGAATTATTTACTTTCCGTTGACAATCTTAAAAAACTTGGATTGATCCATTCCAACACCGACACGAAGATTCTTGCGGTGGCTATCAAACGAAGTCAAGACATCCAATTGCAACCGGCATTGTCAACGCCATTGTTCAAGGCGCTACTTTTGCGCGTTCAAAACAATACTTGGACGCAAAATTATCTTGATTTAATGAATGATTTTGTTGTTCCTTGTTTGGTTGCGTTCGTTGACTATCGCTGCGCGTTACTATTAAATGAAAAATTGACAAACAAATCGGTCGGTCGCATCCAGGATGAAAACATACAACCGAACACCGATAGCGAAACAAGCGCTTTGCGCGACCAATTAAGAAAAGACGCTTATTTCTACAAAGAAAGATTAATCGTTCATCTAATGGCCGATAATGGCACGAAATATCCGGAATATATTGAAACGAATTCAAGTCCTGGACATTGTTCCGAAGATATGCGAAAGGATCGTTCAGGTTACACACCGATAAATTTTATAATATGAAATTCAAAGCGTCTAAAAAACAAATTGAAAAACTAAAAGAATTTTTAAAACATGGAAAGAACGTTGAATCAACTAAAAAAAGAATTCGAGATCATCGCGACGGCACACCG